ATCATCTTTTACTTGTAGTTTCATTATAAGCAAATCAACAAGAACATTTAAGTCTTGAAAATTACTAGACTTCTTAAAAATAATATTCTTTTCTTCCAATGTTAAAGGTTCAGAATAAAATACTGATGGATTGCCGTGTTCGTCTTTCCATTCTTCAACTTCAATCGTAATCGTTTGAAGCGACTCAAAGTGGCTTTTAACTCGGTCAATTACTGACATAAATTAATATTAGACAGTTCCTCTAGTTAAAGCACCTGTTCCTTGAAAAGTAACTGATCTAGTAATTACTGCGTCCATAGCATTATTAACTGACATACCTGTTACAATTCCTGAACCTGTAAAGCTTTCGTCTCCTGATGTATCGCCCTCAGGTAATAAGATAAAAGCTATTGAACTTCCAACAGTTAAAGTTTGTTGTGGTGAATCAGTTTCATCATAACTCATTTCTAAAGTTCCTGAGAATGATGTTCTTCCAGCTAAAAAACTTTTTGTTGCATCTGATAATTGAGTATCCTCTACAACATCAGCAGTAGTTTCTAAAGTGAACCCCGTCAGTTCCCCGATTGCAGTTCCACCCGCTTTAACTACACCTTCTTTTCCGTGATGTGTTGCCATTTTTTATTTTCCTTTTTTGGTTTATCTTTTTTTTCGTTTTGTTGCTTATAACCAAGTGCTATAAAATTTTCAAGTTGAGTTTCGTTAATTGTTACTTCGTTCCCATCTTTATATAATTTAATATCTTTAGCCATAATAAATCCTTTTACTACTTATCCTCGTCCTCGTCAATTTCTTCTTCGTCAAAATCCTCATCATCTAAATTTTCTTCCTCTACTTGATTTTCTCTTAATTCTTCAAGTAAGTCTTTGACTTCCTCACACATGAGACTTTCCTTATCGTGTAATTTTTCTATTGCATCTATTTTCTTTTGTATTTTGTTTATAATTTTATCCATTTATTTCTCCTTATGGTGTTCCTGATTGATACTCGTACATACATCTGATTGTCATTCTAATGCCACCAACAGGAAATAAAGAACCCTCGTCAGTTTCACAAGATACAACCATTGTATCTAAAGCGTTTCCGTTTCTTGTAATATCAGTTTCTACAGCAGTTTCAATAGCTGTGATTAACTCGTTTCTTTTAGTGTCTATATTAGTTTCTGCACCTTTAACAAAACCTGATATGATAAAATCAATCGTGCCGTGTCTTGTTCTTGCACCACTACCTAATTCCGAATCGTCTCTAGTTTCTTCTGATGTTTGAACTATAACTGCTGGGTATTGCTGTTCAGATAATTCGTCTATTGGAAAAGGTTGTCTAGTAGCTTTTTTAACTGCTGGGCTAGATATGTTACCTATAACAGTAAGTAAATTAGATGCTATGTTTTCTCTTACACTCATAATTTCATATCTCTAAATTGTTTTTTTATAAACTTGTTAAATGTATTCTGTATAATCTTTTCTGTTCTATCATTAAAGCCAAAAAATACTCTTTTAGGTTCGTTTAAAACTTGATTGAATAATGCTCTCTGTCTCATTTCAGCATTAGAAAAACCTAAAGTTATTTTATTTTTTCCTGTTTTTTTAACTGTTCTGTTACTTGGTGTTAATGCACTTAACATACGACCCGTATAAAATAAATCAACTGCTGTCTTTTTACCCTCTCTGTTTAATTTTTTTAAATAGCTTGAACTATAAGGTGCAAATTTTCTTGAATTAACATCAATACCTTTTGCTGTTTTAGTTCTAATAATATCTAATAATTGAAAACCAGCTTGTAATATTCCTTTATCAATAATTTTAGGAAACTTTGATTGTAACCTTTTAAATCTTTTTTCTATATGTTTTGAGTTGGTTTTAATCTTTATACCAATAGCCATTATCTAACTAATCGTCCTGAACCGTGTAAAGACTCTCTTTCGTTCTTAACGATAGTTCCGTCCCCTGACGCATCATACTCTACACCATCTTCTAATATATCTCTAAACTCTTGATTATATTCTGACATATAATGTTCTGCCATTCTTTCAAATCTATCTTTTTCTGTTTCAGGTCTGAATTTAGATAAAGCGGGGCATAAGAATCTACCTAAAAATAAATAAACACCAGCACGTTCAAATTGGTCTAAATTAACTTTTGTATCGACCATTTCGTTTGTATTTAAAACTGTAATATCCGTATAGACATTAGTTTTATATACAGACCACCATTCTATTCTTAATCTTCTTAAAATATCGTTTGTTGTTTGTGCAAAGAAATTAGTTGCTTCTGTATCTGTTGAAGCAATACCAAAACCAAAAGCATCAGGTTGATACTTTGTTACATCTCCAGCGACAATTACGTTAGCACCTGTATAATTAGCCATATTAACTTCCTAATATAATTATAATTACTATTGCTATTGGTATAGAATACATTGGGTTATTTTTAGCTTTTACCCAAGCCCATTTTGACCATTTTCTAATTTTAAATATAATCCACTCGTTCATTTCTTTTTCCTTGTTTTCTTCTTTGGTTTTAAACTAACAACTTTGTTATCAACCTTATTTTCTACTTTTACCTCATCTTGAACGGGTTTGAAACCTCTAATTTCCCATACTCTTTTGTTTGAATTATAGTCTATCAAAGTTCTCTCAATTACTTTGTTACCCTTTTTTAATTTTATTGTTGCTGATTTTTCAATTTTCATTTTTACCATATATTCTCCTGTTAGACTCGTGGGGTATTTCTACCCCACAAGAAATCAATTATTACTGAACTGATGAGTCGAAGTGTAACTCTACACCATATGAATCGTGGATTTCTCCTACGCCATATACTGCTGTCGCTACAATCTCGTCTGCTCTTAATGAAGCATCTCTTTGAGTTTCTACTTTTAGCCCTTGCATTTCTGCCATTGCTAAAGCATCTCTGTGGAATGCCGCACCTTTATAGTCTCCAGCATTACCTGTATTAGACATATTTGAAGTTTCAAATACTCTCATACCAGCTAATGTTCCTACAAAACCACTTCTTAAAGCTTCGTTAGCTAAATCGTTTGCGTTTGAGTTTGCAAATGTATTAGTTAAGTTTGCTTTTAAGTCGTAAGCAATTTTAGGGTGTAAGACTACTGCACATTCATTGATATTCAATGCCGCTGATCTTAAATCAGAAGCTGCCGCAAAAACTTTAGCCGCTGTGATAGCCGCTGTTCCGTCTCCGATAGCTGTTGAAAAACCATCAAATAATGCTGTCATATCTGTGTCTTGTTTTTTTGCAATTGCTTCACCGAACAATCTACCAATGTCTGCCGCAACATTTCTTGGAGCAGAATTTCTTGCTAAGTCTGTAAGTGTAGTCATAACACCAACTTCTGAAGCTGTGATTGTAACTGATGATGGGTCAATCGCTGTGTTTGATAAATCAGAAGCTTCTGATACTGCCGCCGCAGAAACTGCCGCGTAAATTGGTACTTCTACCGCTTTACCGCCACCTGAGATCGCGTAATTTCTTACAAGATTTCTCATAATGGATTGTTCCTGTGCAACAAATTGAGCTTCTGCCACTATCTCTGTATATAGTTCCGATAGCGTAGAACTTGTGCTTTCGTTTGCCATTGTTAGTTTCCTTTATATTTTAATTGTTTAAATTAATCTTAATAGCACCTGAGTCTCGCTTCTTCCTATATTCTGCATAGGCTTTACGATCTTCGGGTTTATTAAGGTCTAAGTCCTGAATATTTAAGGGTTTTACAGTATTACCACCGATACTTGCTTTACTTCCTGAACCTTGTACTGTTGCATTGCGGAAGTGTGGGTTCGTATCTAGAAACTCTTTAACTCTATCTTCTATTGTAAAGAGTTCACCTTTTGGGTTATATCTTACATTAGAATTATTATCAAGTACCTCTATTCTTCCATCATCATTTAATTTTACTTCTCTTTCAATTAATTGAACGACTTGTTGAGGATTGATTGCATTGTTCTTTGATGCAACAGATAAAATAGAATTATCAATTTTTTCTTTTTTGATTTCTGTTTTATATCTTGATATTTCAGAGTCTTTTTCAGCTATTCTTTCTTTCATAAGCTTTTCTATTTCAGCTTTTGATTTAGCTTCTTCTAATTGTTTTTGTTTAAGAAGTTCTGTTTTTTGTTTATCTTCTTCTTCCATTTTTCTTTCATACTTCTTTCGTTCTGACATTATTCTAGCTTGAAGTATGTTATCTAATTGTTCTTGTGTGAACAATTTTTGTTCTGCTTTTATTTCTTCTTTTGGTTGTTCTTTTACTTCAACAGGTGCTGAAGTTTCTTGTTTTTTTTCTTCTGACATTTTTACTCCTATATTATTAGTTCACCGCTACTATCATACCAATCAGGATTGACGTAACTCCATTGATGACGACAATTATAACCACCTCTGACTACAAGTGGGTCTCCAGCTTTTTTGCCTGACCAACTTCTTGATGACCATATCTGTCTAACTTCATCAATCGTAAAAAGACCATCTCGTCTCTTAGATTTTATTACACCATTTACAATATTTCTGCAAATCTGTCGTGTTGTCGGTATTACATCTCCATAGTATTTGACAAACGTAAGACCAGCATCTTTTGACTTATTAAAGTTTAAAGTAGCATCAAAATCACGTAAAGAGTCGTTTAATATCTGACCAGCATATCTTTTCATATTCTCACCAGCACGATCTCTAGCAAATTTAGTTTGTAATGTTTGAACTGCTTTATCAACTCTTGATTGCATAGACTTTTTGTTTTTATTATTATTTATAAATTTTACTAAACGATTCGCTTCTGCATCATCTGAACTTGCATAAATACCATTAACAGTTTGTCTTAGTTCTTTTTCTAAAACTGTAAATTCAGAACCAACTAAAGTATTCTGATAAACCTTTTCTGATAATCTTCTTGTAAAAGTATTTGATACGTCTTTGAATTGTGTGTAATATTGTTGCTTTAAATTTTGTACTAAAGCTAAATCACCCTTAGTCAGTTCTTGAAACTCAACAGGTATATTACCAATTCTTTTAAAAGCTTTTTCTATTCTTTTAGCTTGTTTGTTAAATCCCTCTCTTACTACCTGGTC